CTTCGTGCCCGGCTATACCCGCATGTCCCTCGCCGACATCGAGGCCACCATCAAGGCCGGCGAAGTCACCAAGGCTCCCATCGAGCCGACCAAGTAATTTCCCACCATGAGCAAACCCACCACGCCTCCGACCTCCGCCACCGCCGCACTCGTTCAAGCGCTCGCCGCCCTGGACAACGTGAAGGCCAACAAAATCAACCCCGCCTTCAAGGCGAAGTATGTCTCCCTCGACGCGCTGCTCGACGCCATCAAGCCCGTCCTGCTCGACCACGACCTCGCCCTCATCCAGACGCTCGTCTCCTCCGAAGGCAAGGTCGGCGTCTCCACCGCCTTCCTGCATTCCAGCGGGGAGCGTTTCGACTTCGGCACCCTGCTGGTGAAGGCTGAAGGCCTCACTGCCCAGCAGATCGGCGGGGCCATCACCTACATCCGCCGGCAGTCCATCCAGACCGCGTGCGGCATCTCCGTCGACCTCGACGATGACGGCGCCGTGGCCTCTGGTTTCCGTCCTACGCCCGTTTCCCAGCCCGCCCCTGCCACCGCCACCCCTCGCCCCCTGACCCGATGAACGACCCCATCCTTAACGCCTTCGGCGCCCTGCACGGGCAGAACCTGCTCGCCGCCAAGGACGCCCGCATCAATCAGCTGGAACGTCAGGTCGCCGCTCTCCGGGAAGCCGGGGACGGCCTCTGGTACGTCATCCGCCACGAAGGCCGCGTCGACGCCGCCGAACGGACGGAAGCCATCGAGGACTGGCAGGAGGCCCGCAACAATGGCTGACCATTCCGCCTTCTGGGAGCAGACCGCCAAGGCCGCCGAGACCCGGTGCCAGAACCAGCAGGAGCATATTCAGGCTATGCGCTACGCCGGGAATGAACTCGCCCGCGTCCTCGATGACGTGGCGCAGTCCAATCACCTCGATGCCATCGCCAAGTCCGTGGTGATCGCCACCATCGCCAAGTGGAACCGAGCGAAGACCGGGCAACTCTGATGACCATCGAAGAACTACAGGCTAAGAACGCCATCCTCAGCACCGAGGTTGAGCGTATTGTAGCTGAAAATGCCCATCTCCATAAGGGCATTTATTCCCTATCGCTTAATGTTGTTCAGCTTAAAGACGAGGTCGAGCGGCTGACCAAGGCCGGGGATGCGATGGAAGATGCTATTATTCATGGCGGTTTAGTACGTATAAATGAAGCGAGGTATGGCTGGGAAGCCGCCAAGGAGGGCAAGCCCAATGCCTGAAACCCCCAAGGGCATCGAACGCATCGCCGCCACCGTCCCGAAGCAGTACGCCCTGCTGCTTCTCCTGGACGGCTACCCCTACGTCGAGATGACCGCCCGCAAACACGCGGACTTCCTCTCCGACCTCGCCGCGTGGAAGCGCAAGACCCAGCCGTCCCTCGCCCGCTCCGTCGTCCGATATTTTCTTCTCGCCCCTAATGGGGAGATAAAGGAACTTGCCTTCAACAAATGACCAACCGCGACAACATCCAACGGCTCGTCGAGAAAATCACCGGGGACTTGGCTATCGTCAAATCCCTCGCCACCCGCGTCGAGATGCACGTCGAAGACCTGACGACGCTCTCCGACCTGACTTCCTCAGCCATCGCCGAACTGTCCCTGTTCACCGACACCGTGCATACCGCCGATGAGTCCGCCCAAGTGAAGCCGCTCCACGATCGCATCCATGTCCTGGTCGTCCAGCTGCGCGTCCTGCGGAACACCCTTGAGGCGATGGAGAACTCCGCCGAGGCCGCCTTGGAGGACGTGCGCCGCATCTCCGCCAGCGTCGAGGAGTCCGCTCCCGAAGACGGCGACCTATAATTATGTTCTACATATTCGACCAGAATAACTCAGGCGGCTACATCATCACCGATGAAAATGTTGCGTCTGTTGTGATCATTGAAGCCGGGTCAGAGAAGGAAGCCAAATCAAAGTTTGATGACCTTGGGATGTACGGTTACCCATTTTGTGAGTGCTGTGGCGAAAGGTTTTCATTTTGCTTTCCGCAAGTCTTGGGTACCGAGCAAGAGGCCATCAAGGAAGGATGGGACTATGTTTGCGACAGCGACCGTGTTCAGATGATTATCCACAGGACCGATGGTACAAAGCATAAAGTCATGCTATCTGAAAAACCTGAAAGAAAATAATTTTCCACCGACAACCAAACACATACACCCATGCCCGAACTCATCACCGAACGCGTCATCTATGACGGCATCATCGCCCTCAACCAATCCGGGGCGAAGGAACTGCTCAAGTCTCCCGCCCATTACCAAGCCTACCTCGCCCGCACCCGGGAAGAGTCCAAGGCCCTCCGCGTAGGCACCGCCGTCCACAAGCTCGCCCTTGAAGGCATCGACGCCTACAACGCGACCCATGCCATCGCCCCCGAAGTGGACAAGCGCACGTCCGCCGGCAAGGCCGCTTGGGCCGAGTTCGCCACCGCCAACGAAGGCAAGACGATCCTGACCGCCGAAGAAGGCGCGCTTGTCGACGCCGTAGCCAACTCCGCCGCCGCCTGCATGAAGGCCAACGGCATCGTCCTGTCGAAGACGGAAGTGATGTTCACGGCCTTCCTCGGCGAGACGCTGGTCAAGTGCGCAATCGATGGCATTTCCGATGACGGCTACATCTACGACCTGAAGACCTGCGAGGACGCAAGCCCGCAAGGCTTCCTCTCCGCCGTCCGCAAGTACCGTTATAACCTGCAGGCTTACTTCTACCGTCAGGCCGTGGAGTCCGCCTACAAGTGCCGCGTCCTTGGCTTCCGCTTCATCGCCGTCGAGAAGGAGCCTCCCTATGCTCATGCCGTCTACGAACTCGGGCCGGAACTGATGACCAACGCCGCCTTTGATTTCGAGCGCGCGCTGGCTCTCTACAAGGAATGCACCGCGTCGAACCATTGGCCCGCCTACAACCAGGGCATCCAGACCATCGACCTCGCAGCCAAGCCCACCGCCGCCACGAACATCAACTTCGCCTGATCAACCAATTTCCTTTGGCTGTCGGCTTGGGGCATCTCCACGATAAAAGCAGCACCCATGTCGTCCTTACATTCGGAAGCAGTCCTTAACCTGAGTGGATATGAGAACCCTAAGCATTGCGCGAAGGGACTAATCAACAGGAGGAAATAATTTTAACACCATGAACCCGCCCAACAACGAACGCCCGCCCCTCAAGTCCATCGAAGTCTCCGGCACCTACAAACTGAAGCTCATCAAGCCCAAGTTTGAGAAGGTCCGCCAGTACGACGACGGCACCACCTCCGCCCGCCTGTTCTTCATGGACGACAACGGCAACTGCCTGTCGAAGTCCTACGGAACGAAGTACCCCAAGGCCCTCGCCATGCTGGTCGGCAAGTTCTCCGGCTCCTTCACGAAGGAGATCCGTCTGGACGCCACGCCTGCGGAGTTCATCGAGTACGTCTCCCCGGCCTGCGGCGTGACCTGCCTCGTCGGCGTGGAAGTCACCCCTAACGGCGAATGGAACGGCAAGCCTCAGTTCAAGTACAAGCTGAGTTTCCCCCGCGGTTCCCAGCAGCCGACCGTCCAAGAGACTCCGCCCCCCGAAGGCGTCCCCTTCTAAGCGCCGATGACGACCATGGCCCCTCCCACCTTGGTACTCGTCAGCGGCTTCGCCAGGGCGGGCAAGGACACTCTGGCCTCCGGGCTTCTGGAGTGGTCCACCCGCCCAGCCGAGCATATCAACTTCGCGGACGCCCTCAAGGAAGCCGCGAACCATTATCTCGACTACCTTCAGCTCGACGGCGACTTCTTCCGCGAGGACTTCAAGGTGGAGCATCGGAAGTTTCTCGTCGATGCCGGGAAGTTCGCGCGCTCCATCGACATGGACGTGTTCGCCCGTCATTTCGCCAACTGGGTGCCCATCATGAAGCACCCCGACACCGTGGCCCCCGAGACGGTCGTCTGTTCCGATTGGCGCTACATCAACGAACTCCGCGTCTGTCAGGACATCCTCTGGGAGAAAGGTTGGAGGGTCCGCACGGTCTACGTCGCCACCGCAGGGGTAGGCCCTGCCAATGACGAGGAGCTGGACAGCATCGCCCAGATCAGGGCGGAGCATTCCTTCGACCAGGAGTTCATCTTCAAGCCGAACAGCCGTAACACCATCATGGAGGAGGGGCGTCGCCTCGCCAAGTCATGGAGGCTCTGAACATCGAGGCCATCCGCTGGGCGGCAAGCATCGGCATCAGCGCCGAGCGCGCGGCCTTCCTCGCGGCCTGTCCCAAGTTTACCAAGTGCGGCGGACATATGCGCCACAAGCCTTCCCCGAACAACAACCCCAACCGCTACATGATGAAGTCCGGCTCCAAGTATTATTTCCGCGTCCACTCCAAGACGGGCAAGGACACCGTCATCGCCCTCGGGCACGACCTTGAGAAAGCCCGGGCGCAGCGCGACGTCCTCCTCGCCGAACTCAAGGCCAAGAAGGCCGCCTTCACCGAATGAGCCAGCCCATCCGCTTCGTCGCATTCGGCGACAACCATGGCGACATGGCAGACCATGAAGCCGTCGATGCCCTCTGCGAATTCATCAAGGACTACAAGCCCACCGTCCGCGTCCACCTTGGCGACTGCTTCGACTTCCGTTCCTTGCGCCGTGGGGTAGGTAACGACGCCGAGGGTGCCGAGTCCCTGATCAGCGACGTGGAGGCCGGGGAAGACTTCCTCGCCCGCACGAAGCCCACCGTCTACCTGATGGGCAATCACGAACACCGGGCCACCGCCCTCCAGCACACCTCAGGCTCCGCCCTGGTGCGCGACTACTGCGCCGACCTCGAGGCCCGCATCAAGACCACCGCGAAGAGCTGCGGAGCGAAGACCATCCTCCCCTACCATGCGGAGAAGGGAGTCTATCGCCTTGGCCCGGTCGCCTTCATCCACGGCTACGCCCACGGCCTTAACGCCACGCCCGAGCAAGGTCGCCACTACGCAGACCGAGGCGGCGCCCTGATCCATGGACACACGCACACCCTCGCCCAAGTTAATCTGACGAAGGCCGAAGGCGGTGCCGCTTTCAGCGCCGGCTGTCTCTGCCAGAAGGACGCCATGGCATACGCCTCCCACCGCCTCGCTACCTCCCGCTGGGGTTCTGGCTTCGCCGCCGGCTGGGTAGACGGGCAGGACTGGAAAGTCTGGCTCGTACACCGCGTCGGCTCCAAGTGGGTCTGGACGACCGACCTCAAAGTCTACACCCCGAAGAAGCGATGAGCAGCGTCTGCAAGAAGAAGCTGATGTATACCAGGGCGAAGGCCGACCCTATCCTCGCCGCGGTCATGCAGGACATCCACCGCACGGCCCAGAAGCCCCCGCCCGGGTTCCGAACCTGCGAACAGTGGGCGGTCAAGTGGGGCCTCAAGTCCCGCGAGCGGGCGATGACCTACATCCGCCGCGCCGAGAAACTTGGCCTGCTGGTCGAGAAGCGTTTGCGCGTGATCACCAAAGGACGCCTGACCACCCTGTCCCACTACGGACCAAGCAAAGCATCTTGACGCAGGGCACCCACGCCCCGTAGTCCTCAAAACCCTTCCTTCCTTCCATGACTCCTCCGAACAATGTCCCGGCGGAACGCCACCTCCTCGGCGTCCTCCTGCGTGACGGCCTCCACCTGCCCGGCGATCTGACACCTGCGGACTTCTTTGAACCTGTCCACCAGGACATCGTCGCCGCCATGCTCTCCCTCGGGGCGGACGGCATACCCGCCGACGAGCTGACGGTTACCCAGCGTCTCCGCGACTCAGGCTCCCAAGTCGATGCCGCGACCGTCTCCATGCTGGTCAGTGACGCGGGCTTCAGCCCCTACGTCCCCGAACACGCGGACCTCATCGCCGACGCCGCTGTGTTACGCCGTGCCATCGACGCCGCGAACAGGGCGACCG